AGATTGACGACACAGGAAACACATTCGTTGGAACACTCAACGGACGTTTCAAGGTCTACATCGACCCATATTCAGCAAACGTATCTGACAGTCAGTACTATGTTGTAGGTTACAAAGGTACCAACGCATATGATGCAGGACTATTCTATTGTCCTTACGTGCCTCTACAAATGTACAGAGCAATCGGTCAGGATACATTCCAACCACGTATCGGGTTTAAGACTCGTTACGGAATGGTTCTTAACCCATTTGCTAAGGGACTTGCTGCTCTATCTGATTCAGATCCACAGGCAGCTGGAAACTTGAACTCCAACGCTTACTACAGAAGAGTAAGAGTTGCAAACCTAATGTAATCTCAATTACATATTTTTCTAAGAGGGTGCTTGACACCCTCTTTTTTTATGCTATAATATATTTGTTGGACGCAACTTTGGGTGTGACTGAATAAACTTACTGGCAACCGCTAGTTAAGGTGATGAGACACAGGTGGTGCTGCTGCAGCGATGCAGAACCGATCAACCAATCGGGTCTCAGGCAATAACGTTTTTACTACTGTAGTAATGCCCGTTATTTGTTGGTATACAGGAATCCAACCACCCTCTTTTTTTGTAAGGGTCTCCTAACACTAAATAATGTTACAGGAGGCTAAGACGATGAAGATAGAATTCACATGGGACGAATACGAAGTTCCAGAATACGATCCAGAAAAACATGATCCAGAGAGGGTCTTTGCCATGCTGTGTTATCGTGGTATTCATTATGCAAAGTGGGTAGTCCTAGATCCCTTTAAGATTAAATCTTGGAGAGTAGATTGGGACTAGGCATTTCTTTTTGTTAAGGAAATGACTGACTAGGTATAAATTTTTTAGTAAATAATTATATAGAGTTAGGGGGAAACGATCATGCATCGAGATTCCTTTATTATTACGATTAGGGGAGGGTAAAACCTCCCCTTCTTTTTTGTGTCTAAATATAAACAGATATAATCTTTTATCATGACACCGATAAAATGGTTTGCTGCTACAATAGGAGTAGTAATAGGTGTATCACACATTGGTATGATTGGCATGATTGCCAACAGAAAGGATAGTAAGTTACCTGATCTAGACATACCTGTAGGTCCTTATACTTCTTACGTAGTGTCAGCAGACAAAGAGGGATATAAAATCAGTTACACTGCAAATGATCCCAAGACAGCGTACATAACTAAGGACATCAAAGAGAAGGGTGGTTTCTTAGGACTTGCAAATGAAACTACTAAGGTAGTAGAAGAATACTTTATGGATGGTCAGATCAACCAAGGTGCACCAGTATCTAATGCAAGATCATGGATTGCAGACCTTGACACGTTTGTCAAGAATAACCCAGAACTGTCACAGAAAGACCTTGCCTGTATCAAGGCAGTTGGAAGTGCAGAAGGAACTGGAAGACTGGTTGGCACATCTGTTGGTGCAGCAGCAGCACCTACTCTTAGCACTATACCATTCGTAGGATGGGTAGCAGCAGGATGGGTAGCAATGTTCGGTGGAGAACAGGGTGCTAACATAGGTGGCAACATGGCTGAGGACTTAAACAAAAACTGCTAATGGCATACGACGGAACATTATTTTCTCCTAGCAATAAAAACTTTCTCTCTCCTGTAGGGTTTAAGTTTGTTATTGGTAGGACACCTAATGTAGATTATTTTTGTCAAGCTGCTTCTATACCAGAGGTAAGTATTGGTGTAAGGGAGATACCTACACCAGTCAAAGACTATTCAGTACCTGGCGACAAGATGACCTTTGGTGATTTGAATCTAAGGTTCTTAGTCAACGAAGACATGGACAACTACTTTGAAATATACAAGTGGTTGAAAGGTCTTACCAATCCAAAAGAACAAGCAACTTTTAATAAGTATATTACTACAGTAGATGAGAAAGGTAGATCCTCACAGTTTATGAAAACTATGAGTGATGCAAGACTACTAGTTCTCAACAGCAACTACAATAGTATCGCGACGATAAATTTTTATAATATATTCCCAACATCATTGACAACACTGGAGTTTGATGCGTCAGCAACTGACATCAACTACTTTACAGCAGAGGTCAATTTCCGCTATACTATATACGAGATCACAGATAAAGACCAAGATAAAGTATGAATCTAGAAACTTTGAATGACATGTGGGAGAAAGACTCACAACTAAATGATGAAAAATTAGATCATGACTCTCTAGCAATCCCCAAATTACATGCTAAATATTTAAGACTTTACAATAACTTTACTACCCTTCGGGATCAAGCAGAGTTAGATGTAAAGCGTACTTACCGTGACAGGTGGGAATACTATACTGGGAAGTCGGAAAAACCTTTTCCAATGAAACTGATCAAAACAGATGTAGCAATATATCTGGAAGCAGATCAAGAATATCAAAAGAGTGTCCTTAAGGCAAAGTATTTAAACCAGATGGTCGAGTCAATCAAGACCATTCTCTCGGCAATTAACAACCGTTCATTCCATATAAAGAATGCGGTTGAGTTCGCCAAGTTCCTTAAAGGATATGAAATCTAACGTCGTTATACAGAAGAAGAACGAAGTATATCTAACAGTTCAATGTGAACCACATGTGAGTCACGAACTGGCAGATAAATTTACCTTTGAGGTACCTGCAGCGAAATTCATGTCAGCGTATAAAAAGAGGTATTGGGATGGAAAAATCAAACTCTTCAGCCCTGCAACAGGTGAGGTATATGTTGGTCTTCTACCTTACATTATTGCGTTTTGTGAAGAAAGAGGATACGAGGTTATCCATAGAGACAATGAATTCTATGGTCTTCCATCAGAGGTGGATGAATTCGTTACCCCTCAAGGAATAGGAGACTATGTAAAGACACTTAACCTACCACACAAGGTCAGAGACTACCAGTATAAAGGGATCTACGAAGCACTACGACACAAAAGAAAACTACTACTGTCACCCACTGGATCTGGTAAGTCATTAATGATCTATGCATTGACTAGGTTTTGGACACTTAAAAATTTAAAAACACTTATAGTTGTTCCTACTACATCTCTGGTAGAGCAGATGTATCAGGACTTCAAAGAGTATGGTTGGAATGTCAAAGAACATTGCCACAGAGTTCGTGGTGGTATCAACCCTGATTCTGACAAGGATGTGATAATAACCACATGGCAGTCAGTATACAAACTACCAAGACAATACTTTGCAAAGTTTGGTGCTATCATAGGTGACGAAGCACATTTATTTAAAGCAAAGTCATTGACTAGTATCATGAATAAACTACATGACTGTAAATACCGCGTTGGTTTTACAGGTACACTTGATGGTACAGAAACAAATCGCTTAGTGCTCGAAGGTGTATTTGGCACAGTCAATAAGGTTACTAAGACAGAAACCCTGATTAAGGATGGGCACCTTTCTAAATTTCAGATAAAGGTATTAATATTAAAACATAAGAGAAAACCATTTGATACCTACCAAGAGGAGATGGATTATCTTGTAGAGCATGAGAATAGAAATAAGTTTATACGTAACTTAGTTTGTGACCTATCTGGCAATACACTCGTCCTGTTCAACTACGTTGAACGGCATGGGATGCCCCTTTTTGAATTAATAAATAGCAAGGTAGGGGATAACCGTAAAGTCTTCCTCGTGCATGGTGGTATAGATACTGAAGACCGTGAACTAGCAAGACAGATCGCAGAGACTACAACTGATTCAATTATAGTAGCATCTTATGGGACTTTCAGCACTGGTATTAATATTAGGAATCTACATAATGTTGTCTTTGCATCGCCTAGTAAAAGCAAAATAAGAAACCTTCAGAGCATTGGCAGAGTTCTAAGGAAGGGCGAACATAAAACAAAAGCAACTCTCTATGACATTGCAGATGATATGTCTAAGGGTCGCAATAACAATTACACATTAAATCATCTGGTTGAAAGAATTAAAATATACAATGAAGAAAACTTTGATTATGAATTCATTGATGTCCCAATCAAGGAGAGTCATGGATAAAACAGAATTTCTAGCAGCAATCAAATTGGTATCTGGAGAGGAACTACTCTCTATGGTGACATCTGTGCATGATGAAAATGGCGACTATTTAATTGTAGAGAACCCAATAGAGGTAGAAGAAGTATTACTTCCAAACAAACAGGCGGGAGCAAAAGTTCAACCTTGGATGAAGTTCTCTAGAGAAGAACAATTTGTTATTCCTAAAGAACATGTTATTACAATTGTAGAAGTAGCAGAGGAGGTAGAAGTATTCTACCACATGTCTCTACGTAAGTTGAACAATGATTTTATAACTGATGCTAGGGGTAAGATATCAACTGTAGATGAAGCTCGTATCAAACTTAATAAGATCTTTAATAAGGACAGCTAAGTCATCCCTTAATCGCTAACACTCATAGTGTAATTGGTTTTCCACATCTTGTCAAGCCCCCATTGACATTGTGTGGAATTTGTTATAAAATATAGTATACGAAACAAATAAATGAAACGTAAAAGAGTAGTATCGGAGCATTATGTAAACAATAAAGAGTTCTTAGAAGCGTTGGTAGTCTTTAAAGCAAAGTGTCTTGCTGCGAAAGAAGCAGGAGAACAGCGTCCCCAGATCTCTAATTACATAGGAGAATGTTTTTTAAAGATAGCAACACATCTATCATACAAACCAAACTTTGTCAATTACATGTTCCGTGAGGACATGATATGTGATGGCATTGAAAATTGTGTGCAATACATAGAAAACTTTAATCCAGAGAAGTCTAAGAACCCATTTGCTTATTTTACTCAGATCATTTATTATGCTTTCCTTAGAAGAATACAAAAAGAGAAACGTCAATTGGAAATTAAGAATAAGATATTAGATAAGTCAGGATATGAGGTTGCCTTCCATACAGATGACAAGTCAGGTTCCTCTGATTATAATACAATTAAGGAGAATGTGCAGATAAAAATTAAATGACATATCCAATTACAATTGTTGATGATTTCTTTGAGGATCCCGATGCCATTGTGGAGATGGCAAATGAATTAAAATATTACACTCCTAACACAGGAAACTGGCCAGGCACAAGAACTAAGAATTTGCACATAGAAGAACCTAGATTTTTTAGATACTTTGGGTCTAAACTTCATCTTTTGTTTTATGAGTCAGTTCCAGACTATTGGAATTTACAATGCCACTTTCAATTAATACATCCTTTTTGCAAAGACAAGTATGATAATAAAAATCGTGGATGGATACATCAAGACATTGACACATGGTTTGGTGGTATAGTATACTTGTCACCCGACCCAGAACCAGATACAGGAACCTCTGTATACAAAGTAACTAAAGGATACTCTCATCAATTACCAGAGGAAATTCAACTTAAAGAAAAACTTTACAGGAGCGAATCATTAGATGACAAAGAATATGAACAGGCATATAATAAAATGAGAAATCAATTTGAAGAGACAGTAAGTATAGCAAATGTTTACAATAGATTTGTTATGTTCAATGGTAAGACACATCATGGTGTACAAACTTTTGGGTCATCTCCTAGACTTACATTAAACTTTTTTGGTATGGCACAGCATGGTAAATTACCACCACTATTGAGAGCAAGATGAAGATAGCAATAATAACGGATCAACACTTTGGTGCAAGGAAATCTAGTCGTGTCTTCCATGATTTCTTTAACAAGTTTTACAAAAATGTATTCTTTCCTACACTAAAAAAACGCGGGATCGACACAGTATTAGATCTAGGTGACACCTATGATAATCGTAGGACTCTAGATCTATGGGCAGCAAACTGGAGTAAGACAGAATACTTTGATAAGTTAAGAGACATGGGTATCACAGTTCATTCTCTTGTAGGTAATCACACAGCATATTTTAAGGACACAAATGACGTTAACACTCTTGATGGTATTGTTGGCGAGTATAGTAATATTCATATCTACAATAAAGCAACAGAGGTAAAGATAGGTGGTCTTCCTATTCTATTCATACCTTGGATAAACCAACAGAATAAAGATGAGACCTATGATTTGATTGCAAAGTCAAAGTGTAAAGTTGCCATGGGTCATCTAGAACTCAATGGGTTTGAAGCACATCGTGGTTACATCATGGATCATGGTGACAGCACAGCACCATACAGACACTTTGAAAAAGTATTCTCAGGTCACTTCCATCGTAAGAGCACTAGAGGTAACATATCATACCTAGGTAATCCATACCAGATCTATTGGAATGACTATAGAGACAGACGTGGATTCCATATCTTTGACACCGAGACATTAGAATTAGAATACATTCAAAACCCATACGAGATATATCAAAAGATATATTATCACGAGGATAAGATACAATCTGGTATGTTTAAGTATCATGATTATGCTCAAAGTTTTGTTAAGATTATTGTAGAGAAGAAAACAGATACTGATAAGTTTGAAAGATTTATTAGTCAACTATATTCCGCAGGAGTTCATGAGATCAAAGTTATAGAAGATCCATCTTTTGAACAAGATCTAAATGAAGAGATAGATATAGAGAAAGAAGATACTCTAACAATATTAGAAAGGTATGTTGATGACATGGAACATTCTGACAAAGATGCACTCAAGAATATTCTTAAGTCATTATATGTGGAGGCATTGGAGTTAGTATGATGTATATACTAGCAGTCTTAGGTAAGGAGTCAGAGGGTGCTTACGCTGTAGACGAGAATGATAAACGTAAAGTTTACATGTTTGTTGACAAAGACGATGCAGTACGCTATGCTGGCCTTCTGGAAGCAGATGATTTTCCAGATATGTCAGTCGTAGAAGTCAATGATCAAGAGATTATTGAAGCTTGTGTCAAACATGGACATGACTATTATGTTGTCACTCCTGATGATATAGTAATTCCCCCTAGAGATTAATTTTGTCTTAATGATTATCTTTAAAACTGTACGTTGGAAGAACTTTCTTTCAACTGGCAATGTGTTTAGTGAAATACAGTTAGATACAAGTCCTGCTACATTGATAGTTGGAGCAAATGGTGCGGGTAAATCCACATTCTTGGATGCTATGTGCTATGCGTTGTTCAACAAACCTTTTCGTAAAATATCCAAAGGACAATTGGTTAATGCTGTGAACGAAAAGGATACTATGGTTGAGTTAGAATTTAGCATAGGTTCTCGTGAATATATGGTGAGACGAGGTATCAAACCCTCGTTGTTTGAAATCTATCTTAATGGTGAAAAACTCAAGGAGGAAGCATCCCAACTTGAGCAGCAAAAATATCTGGAACAGAGTATTCTGGGGTTGAATTATAAATCATTTACTCAGGTGGTGGTCTTAGGATCGTCATGCTTTGTTCCTTTTATGCAACTTAATCCACCCAACCGTAGAGAAGTTATTGAAGACTTGTTGGATATTCGTATCTTCTCTACCATGAATGGTATTTTAAAAGAACGTGTCAAAGGCATTAAAGAAAATATTAGAGAGGTAGAGTATCAGTTTGAACTAGCAAAGAATAAGGTTGAGACACAACAAGCACTGATAGAACATCTTAAAGAACAATCAAATGCTAACACTGCTAGACGTAAAACAGAGATTAAAAATATTGAAAAAGAGATAAAAGATATTACAATTGTTGTAGATAAAGACCTCAACTTGTCTAAATCATATGAGAAGTCCTTAGAGGATTATCAAAACGTTGATGCTAATCTGTCACAACTTCGTATCTATGAGAGTAGATTTAAAGATAAACAGAAAGCATTTAAGAAAGAGTACAAATTTTTTGAGTCCAATGAACATTGTCCGACTTGTCAGCAAACAATCACAGAAGAACTTAGAACTAATAAGAAATCTGGAATTACTGATCAACTCAAGGAAGTTGAAGAAGCAACAGAAAAACTCAGAGGAGAGTTAGATGATATTCTAGTAAAGATATCTGAGAAGAATGATATTGTAAAAGAGTTATCACGTTGTCAACAAGCAATCTCAGAATCACAGAGAGAAATAGAATATCGTAAACGTCAGATAAAAGCAATAGAAAAGAAGATAGATGAATCCACAGGTAGTGGTAGTAGTTTGAAACAAGAAAAAGATAAACTAAAAACATTAGCAAAAGATGGACTTAAGGTAGAGGAATCCCTACTTGACGAAAAGAAAGTTCGTGATAACTACAACACGGTTACAAACATGTTGCGTGATACAGGAATAAAGTCTACAATCATAAAGAAGTATCTTCCTGTAATGAATCAACTTATCAACAGGTATCTTAAAGAACTAGATTTCTATGTCTCTTTTGAACTTGATGAGAATTTCATGGAGACTATTAAATCTAGATTTAGAGATGAGTTTTCATACGCATCTTTTTCAGAAGGAGAGAAGATGAGAATCGACCTCGCACTACTATTTACTTGGAGAACTATTGCCAAGATGAAGAACAGTGCCAATACTAATCTCCTTATCTTAGATGAAATTTTTGATAGTAGTTTAGATACATCTGGAACTGATGACTTCCTCAAGATTTTACACACAGTATCTGACAATACTAATGTGTTTGTCATCTCACATAAAACAGAATCCTTACAGGATAAGTTTGCATCTACCTTACGTGTAGAGAAAAAACAAAACTTCTCAGTTATATCTAAGGAAGAATGAATAACCCAGACTCAAAACTAAAAGACTTTATCCATCATGAAAAAAACATGATGCCAGAATCTCTCTGTGATGATATTGTAAATGTTATAAAAGAACGTGATTGGACTCCACACACTTGGTATAGTCCTACTGCTAACACTATGGTCTCTGAGGAAACACAAGAGTTAGACATTCAAGATTCTACAATGGATCAGATGAACTTAATAGCTCCACACTTACATAAAGCGTTTTACCATTATAGTGAGAAATATAAATTTGACTCAACTAAAACTGACAAGATTGCATATCAGTTTAGCACCATTCGTTTTAATAGATATCGTAGTGGTCAAATCATGAGACAACACCACGATCACATTCATTCACTCTTTGATGGTATGAAAAAAGGTATTCCTGTTCTTAGTGTAATACTAAATTTTAATGATGACTATAAAGGTGGACAGTTATATTT